GTCTAGCGATGGGCGTTGATAAGCCTATTCTGCTCCCCGAAGGATCAGGATTCAGCTTTGCTTCAGCGGGAGGCGACCTTCAGAAATACGTTGAAGCGATGCGTTTCTTAGTGGATAGCGTTGCGTACAATAACAATTTAAAAACAAAGTGGTCGCAAGGAAGGGATGCAATAAGCGGTGAGGCTTTGAAGATGATGGAGATCGATTTAACAGAAAGCGTTATGGGTGATGCGGAACATATATGGCGACCAGTTGAAAACGAGAGATTTGAAATAGAGAAAGCAATCCTTGATGCAAACGGAATCACTTTATCGGATGAGTACAGTGTAGATTTCACCGAGCCTCGTTTTCCTCTCAGTGCGAGGGAAGAGCGGGATCAATGGGACTGGGAATTTTCACACGGATTCAAAACGAAAAAGGATTACATACGAGCGACGAATCCTGATGCTAGTGATGAGCAAGTCGAAGAGATTTTAGCCGAAACATCGGAACAGCGTAAAATCGAACAAGAAGAGGAAGTTCCAGAGCAACAGGAACAACAAGCCCCGCTTTTCAATTTGAGGACTTTAACGAATGGCTCAAAGGTCAGTCGACAAGTATCTTGATAACATCGAGGTACTGAAAATTGAAATTGAAAACAATAAACATCGAATCTTGGAAAGTTTCGATCTGGATTCGTTCTTATCAAATCCAGAAAACTATCTTCAAACATTGAGTACGGAATTCATATCGCAACACCTTGACGAAGTGAAGGACGGACATCAAGCGGGAAAACGATTCGCACGATCACTTCTAAACGGAGCGAAATAATAAGTGAAGTTTAACATCGGAACAAAATCTCGTTTTGATCTGGGAAAGGTGAATCTCAATTTGTACAGGGAAATTAATTTGATTGCTGGAATGGTAGTGAAGGATCACAAAGATCGATTAAACTCAGGAATGGACATTAAAGGAAAACCATTTAAGAAATTGGCTGACTCAACAATCGCATCGAAAAGAAAAAAGAAATATAAGAAACCACGAGTAGCGTTAATCGCTACGGGTATGATGCAGAAATTTCCACCGTTCAAAAAAGCAACGAAAGCGAATCAAGTAGCGACGATCAAACCCGCCGAGAAAAGGCTTTACATCGGAGCGATTCATCAGGAGGGAACAAGTACAGCGGGAAAGAATCGAGACATAAAAATACCTCAACGTGAATGGTACGGCGTGACAGATATAATGGCAAGTAAGGCGATTTTATTTATGGAAAAAGAAATAGAAAGACGATTAGCACGTGCCTGAGATTGAAGAATTGACTGCATTAGAGATTTCGTTGTATACTTCAATCGACGGAACAACAAAAACAACGATCACTTCGATTGAAGAATTAATTGGAAAAATGAGATTGCAAGGAATGGACGATGATTCGATTCGTCTCTTCTTAGTGAATGATTTGAAATCGGGCGGTAGGATTTTCGGAACTTATACTAATGCACTTGGTCGTTTTGCTACAAATGCTGTTGAAGAAGCGGGAGGAATAGCAAGTCGAGGAATATTTGAAAGAGCGGGGATCACAAATTTTCAATGGCAAACAGCGGGAGGAAATGTTTGCCCGGATTGTATATCACGGAGCGGTGACACAAGAACAATGGAACAGTGGCGTATGGTAGGAATTCCTAAAAGTGGTTTCTCAGTTTGTGGGTTTAATTGTAATTGTGTTTTAGTTCCTTCGGGGAAGGGTCGGAGCATTCGAAATCGAGCCGCAAGGAAAAAGGAATTGAAATTAAAATTTGGCAGAACTTAATAACTCATTCAAGAGGTAAAAATGGCACAGGATGAAGTCAAAGCTGACGACGTTAAACAGCAATCACTCGAAACTGAAGAGGTTAAAAATCAGGCAGTCGAAGTTCCCGACGTTAAACAGTCCAACGTTCCTTATTATCGATTCAAGGAAGTAAACGATCAACTGGTTGAAATGAAAGAAACTGTTTCAAAACTCAAAGCTGATGAAGAAGCAAAACAGGCTCAAATCAAAATTGAGAAAGGCGAGTATAAAGAACTCTACGAGAAAGAGGTCGAATCCCGGAAAGCGGCGGAAGTGAAAATTTCCAAAGCTGACGAGTATTTTAAAACTCGAAAGAAACAGATTATGTCAGACTGGTCGAAGGAGGACGTGGAACTTTATGGTGATTTGCCGTTTGAAAAATTGGAACGGCATAACGATAGTTTAAAGAAAACCAAAGCTGTGAAGGTAAACACATCAAAGGCTGGAGTTTCCGGCGGTAAACAATTCAAGGGTGATTTATGGGATGATTCCGATTCTGAATCTTTGAAACAGAAACGAAAGAATTGGGGTGATATCCTCACGCAGAGGTTTAAATAGTGGAGTAATAAAAAATGGCTAAACATTATCAAGGTAGTCCAGCGACGACCTCGACCGATGCTGTATTCATCCCCGAAGTATGGGCTTCGGGAATTTACAAGTACTTCGAAAGAAAAACGGTCTTCAGGAATCTGGTTGATGATTATTCTGCACTCGTCACGGGATCAGCGGACACAATTCACGTTCCCGAAATTGGCATAATTAGTGCAACGGCAAAATCAGCCGGTTCGGATGTTAGCTACGATGCAACTGCTTCAACCACAACCGATCTATCGGTGAACAAACATTATTACGCCGCCAAACTTTTTGAGGATCTTTTGACCGTTCAATCGTCCTACGATTTGATGTCAAAATACGCCCAAATGTTTGGTGAGGCTCTTGCGAGACAAGTTGATTCCGATATCTGGGGTGAACTGGATGGCGTTAATCAGACACAGGCTTTAAGTGCTGATGATACGCTAACAGCCGCAGTATTCGAATCGACTCTTGCAACGCTTGGGGAGAACGATGTCCCTTATATGGACGGCGACTGCTATATGGTAGTCAACCCGACTTTGTTTGCGGACATTATGAATCCCTCTGCGGGACTTGCTCAATACTTTATCAGAAGCGATGCTTCGGGTGAAGGGAGCGGTCTCAAAAATGGGATGGTTGGTTCACTTTATGGAATACAAGTATTTATGAGTAATACCGTAAGTACAGCCGGGTCATCTTCAACAGTCCCCGGCGGGATTTTCCATAGATCAGCTTGTGCGTTTGCGATGCAAAGGGATGTTCGTGTTCAAAGCGATTATTCCATCGATGCCCTTGGAACCAAGGTAGTTGCTGACACCATTTACGGTGTCAAAGTGTTGGACGATTCGGATAATATCCGGGGCGTTCGATTCTTGAACGTAGACTAATTGGATTACTGTTAGTTATTGGAATGATGCTGAAGGGGAATCTGAACAATCAGGTTCCCCTCCACATCAGAAGGAGATGCAATGGAATTTTGGAAACATCCCACACAAGGGAAAATTTGGACAGGTGATTTTAAAAAACATCCCGAAAAAAAAGACGAGATGATTTCCCAAGGTTGGGAACGGGTTAAAAGTCGGGATGATTGGTCATCATTTAAAAAAGCTGTAAAAAAACGTATTAAAAAGAAAAAAAAATGAATTAGATTTAACTATACTATAACGAATGGCTCGTTCACAGTTAGTCATACTTTAGAGAGGAAGAAAAATGGCACAAACAAACGTTCACGGACTTTCAGTCCAAGAGAAACTCAACACAAGGCACTTAGACGTAATCACAGTCACCGCCACGACTGATGCGGAGCAAATAAATTCACACAAGGTAGTCGCTCAGTCGATCGAAATACCCTATGCTTTTTCACAGGCGGGAGGAACATCAACGATTCAATCAATCGTTATAATGGATGAAGGAAACACAACATTGGCTTGTGATGTTTTATTCTCAGCCATCAGCACGGCTATATCAGACGACGAAGGAAAATCTATCGGTGAAGATGTAGGTGATCTCGATACAGTCTTAAGAGATGCACAGGGACACGTTTCAATAGTTGCTGGTGATTATACAGATTTGGTTGATGCAAGTTTGGCTACAAAGTCAAACATCCAACTTGCCGTTAAAGCGGCATCAGGATCAACGAGTTTGTATATGCACATCATAAATAGAGGCAACGCCGTGACCTTTGGGGCGGCGACTGATGTGAAAGTAAAAATTGGCTTAATGAAAGACTAAGGAGTAAACGATGGCGGCAAGGACAACCTTAACTAATATAAGGATTGCTGATTCCTATGGGCAGTTGCTCCACATCTCAGATGATGGTGGGCTAACTTCAACATTAACAGCAATTTATGATGGAGACGGCACAGCTACTCCACTCAAGATTTCAACGACAGATGTTTCAGTCATTGATGGTTCTTATGATTTTGATATAGCTTCGCACGACGGAACGAATGGGTTGAAACTTGGTGGGAGTATTGTAACAAGTTCAGCCACCGAGCTGAATTATCTCGACATCGCAACGCTTGGAACTTCCCAAGCCTCGAAAGCTGTAACTGTTGATGCAAGTGGTGATTTGATAATCCCTGATTCTGACAAGTTTGAATTTGGGACGGGATCGGATATGACTCTTTAC